AAAAGTAGGTACAGCACGAATATTAAATTGTGTAGCTAAATCACCTTGTTCATCAACGTCAACAAGTTGGTATTCTACATCAGTTACACTTTCTTTTAAGGTATTAAAATGTGGTTTTGTTGCTTTGCAAGGTCCACACCAAGTGGCTGAAAACATGATTACTTTTTTCATATTATTCCTTTTTTTGTTCTGGAACTTCTATATACCCAATATTAGCGTTCTTATATAATGGATTTTTAACTGCAAATTCTGCTGCTGTTTTTCCAATAGAAAATTTAAGTCCTAAAAGCTTTGTTCTATACCAATCGGAAAACATATTTAAAGCATTAAAAAATACTAATCCAAATATTGGAGGATGCACTTTAATATATTTTTTTACTGGTTTTTCTGTTCCTGCTAAAACTGAATCTTTAGAGCCGGTCACTACTAGTCTTTTTTGATAGCCAAATAATTTAAAAGCAAAATCTATAAATTTCATATATTACCCTTTCTTTTCTTTCTTATAGTTTTTGTACTTCTGTTTAAGATTCTCTTCTTGTTTCTTTGTTGCCTTCTCAATTATCTCTGTTGCACTTTCTGCACTTTGAGAAAGAACCTTTATTTTAACATTACTTGTATCCATGAATATCGGAAAAACTAATCCATCAGGACCGTTTCTATTTTTAGCTACGAATAGTCTACCTTCATTCATATTTTTATCTTTGATTGTTCTGGAAATAGTAAAGATGAAATCCGCTACGAAACACTTGTTGAACGCTTCGGAAATACTTTCCATTGTGATTACTTCTGCATTTAGTCCAGAACGATTTGTTTGTGATGCAGTCCATAGGGAACATTGATATACCTGTGCTAATCCACGCAATTCCTCATAGATGCTTTCAAGCTCAATACGTTTCTCCTTTTGTGCATTAATTGGTCTAATTAGATCGCCATAATCTACAATGACCATATCAATACGAAAATCCTTACGCTTTAACTTTTCAAGATGGTTCTTGATAGTATTTGTGGAAGCAGACTTAGTTGGGTATTCCTTGATAATAAGTTTACCCTTAACGTCCTTAACGCCATTCCAAACAATATCCTTTTGTTCCTTAACGTCGGTTAGGGAAATGCCCGTAATACATGAATCATAACGTAAGGCTACAACCTTATCCTGTAATTCAAGCGTATAATGCACTACGTTTAATCCTGCTTGCAGGGCCATAGCACCAAGATGAACAAGTGCCATGCTTTTTCCTGCGCCAGTTGGAGCAATTACAACTCCTAATTCACCACGACCAAGACCACCCTTGGAAATGTTATCAATAAGCTCCCAACCAGTTGAAACTGGATTGCGAGCCTTCAATTCAAAACGTTTTTCAAAGTCAAGAATAAAATCATAACCATGATTATTATCTGTTCCAAGCTTGAGTGCATCATTAATAATTTTAGAAATTTCATCATATGAGGAATTCTGAATAAGACCTACGCTTTTAATCATTGCTTCTTTTAACTTCTGTTTTTTACAGAAATCAAGAGAAGTATCTTTAATATGTTGTTCGCCGTCTACGCTAAATTCATTAGATGATATACGAGCAAAATATTCACGAACTTGCTTTTGTAATAGTTCGTTTTCTTTGTCAATATCTGTACGTAGGATAGTTGTAATTGTATCCCGCGATGGATGAGTACCGTATTTCTTACGGTAATCAAATATTTTGTCTACGAATACACGTAAATATTTTAGTTCTAAAAAGCTTGTATCCATTACTTCGCTGATTTGGTCAGCAAAAGCCCTATCATCCAAAATTAATTGAACAAGGTTTTCCTGAAATGTTTTTCCGAAACGCTCAAAAGATTGTTTTTCGTTAATAAACGACATTGTTCCTCCAAAGGTTCACTATACTATAACACCTATACAGATTGTTTCAATCCTTCTTTTTATTAGACAGTATAGAATATGTTTTTAAACGCCTTGCTTTTTCTTCGGATGACATCACAGAATATTTGTCTATAAGATTTTTTCTACTAGCAACCATATTGCAAAATTCTAATAATTCTTTTACGGTACTTTTATTTCTAATCATATTAGCTGTTTTGGTAACTAGAATTATATTATCTTTGCTATAACCTTTCATATTATCTGTTCTATCAATAGACCAATTATTATCTCTACTATTAATAGCAGTACAGTTTAATTTTGCACCACTGAAAGCGCATAGACCATTTTGTTCTTTAAATTTTTCAAAAACATCTTCTGGTGTTATTTCAAAAATAAGATTTCTTCTTTTTGCTCCTTTAATATACTTATTCCAAATAGCTTTATTAATGTAAAAACCGGTTTTTTCATCTTTGAAAGTCTTTGCTTTTTCATTAAGTTTTTTAGAGTATTGTTGTATACCGCATTTTTGACAGCCACAGCCTTGTAAATGACTATCAGGTGTTTGCAGAAACACATTTTGACAAGACCTACATTGTATTTTTATTTTTGTTTTATAAGCTTCATAAGCTGATAGGTAAATAAATTTATCAGGATGAATTTCCTGCGCTTCTTCAAGAAAGCGTTGATGTGTTTTAGTGTGTTTTTCAACAGCACATTTTGGACAGCCCTTGCCTTCTAAATGATTTTTAGGACTTTGTTTAAAAATGCCATGAAGAAGACAAACTATGTCTATAGAAGTATTAGTATTTTTATAGTCTACTAAACTATAATCATACTTATCTTTATTTTGTGGAAATTTTTCTAATACAGCTTTAACCCAAGATTCTTTTGTATGTTTTTTAAAACATAATTTATTCATATCAGCAATTCTCCACGACAATTTTATTCATATGAGCATATAATTCTTCAAAATTACTTTCTCCAAAACCGTCTTTTAACATCATAGTCACAAGTTCAGTTTTGTTAAATGTACATTCGCTATTTTCTAATGCATAATTAATTTTTTGCATATCCTGAATAGACATATTAGGAATAGCTAATTGCATTATTTTATAGTTTTCCCGAATTAAATCTTGATGTTCTATGATATTAGAGAATAACTTAATTTTGCTTTCTGTGCTTTTGCAAACATCAACAATATCATCAATACGATAGGAATTATCTTCCCTTAATTGCGGAAATCTTTTAGCAATTGTTGGCAAACCTGCACCACCAACCCCGACCAAATTATCGCTTGTATCACCAGAAATGGATCTTGCCAAGCAAAAATTAGTAGGGTGAATACCATATTCTTCTACGATCCGTTTTGTGTTCAAAATTTCATCTTGAACGGGTCTATACAGAATAGTATCATGTTTGCAAAGCTGTATAAAATCCTTATCGTTGGATACAATTACTTTATTATAATCTGTTAATTGTGGATGCTGGCAAATAGCAGAAATAATATCATCAGCTTCTACCGCGTCTAGTAGTAGCTGAATAATAGGAAAGTTATTTAAATACTCTACTACTCTGGTCATTTGCCAGATTTTGTTTTCTAGTTCTTCATTTTCATTTAAGTTACGAATGTTTCGATTTAAACGAAATGGCTTACGTCCCTCTTTATAATTCTTGTTTACCGCTCTGCGCTTTGATGAACCACCTTTACCATCCCAAGCAATAACAATACGATTTGGCTTAATTTCACGACACAACTTTTGTAAAGACTTAATCGTACCAAATATTCCACCAATGGGATCTCCCTTGGTAGATACAGCTGGATTCATAACATAATTGCGGATATAAAGATTATTACCGTCAATAACTAATATACGCTTCTTAGTAGAGTCGTTCATTTGGACAATTTCCTTTCCAATGATGTTCATCTAGACATTGCCCATGAATAGTTAATAGCTCTAATCTAAGATTTTGTACCTCTTTACGTAGATTAGACAAATCATCCATAGCTACTTTTAATTGTGTCTTGAGAAAGTCATTCTCACTTTCAAGATTAGAAATATATTTAGTTATATTAATAATATGTTCATTCATTAATCTAAATCCTTTTTACCAGTAAAACCATCAGCTAATGCAAGCAATACTCTTCCTTGTGGACTAATGCCATTATGTTTTAACTTGGCAACTTTTTTATTCTTTAAACAGTTATCGCAAGGAACATAATTAAAAGATTTTAAATTCTCCAAAAGCTGCTTTTTATTCTTTTTGTTTTTTATTTCTGTTCTTAAATTTTCTGCATTTCTTCCATACATAAAAGGAACGATACAACATTCTGGGATACCAGAATAAACCCCTTCTACGGCATCAAAAGCTTGCAACAGCGATACAATTAAAAATTGATTTCTCTTAGGCACCTTTTCCTCCATCAATCAAACGAAAACCACTCTTTTCCTGAGTAGATTGATACTGATCCTTGTAGCTCTTAAACATTACAACTACTCCAACCTCTACTTTAAATTTATGATTACAGACATTACACTGAAAGTTAAAAGTTGTATCATCGATTGGCTTTCTATTAACTTTTTTCCAAAGATATTGTGTATTTTCTACAATCGTATCACAAAGAGGACAAACAAAATCCGTTCTCCAAGGATTAGTGGCATTTCTCATTTCCCACTCAGAACGAATTAATGCTTTATTGTTAAATTTATTAAAAAAATTAATAATAGTCTTAAGCATAATTTTAGAACCTATAAGTGCCGACCACCTCATTATCAACAGTATAATAAACCTTACGAATACCGCGCTCTTCCATTACGGCATGGCACATATTACAAGGCTTGCTCATACGCGCTTCGTCACCATTCTTAGAGCAGCGTGCAACATACATAACAGAACCCTTAGTAACGTGTCGAGGAATATTTAAGAGCGCCTTGATCTCCGCGTGGTACGTGGCGTTTCCTTTTTCTTCGGGACGATAATCTTTTCCAACTGAGCAATACCGCTCTGAATTGATCCCCATGCCAATAATGGCACCGCCGCGCACAAGAACCGCACCATGTCTAAAATTACCATAAGTAGAATTACCAGCAAGTTTTTTAGCTAACTGGAAGATACCTCCGAACCTTTTTAGAAGCTTCCAAATTAGGAATTTGCATATCCGTAATATTGTTGTGCTTCTTCATATAGCTCGTCGTCGCATCGGTATCCATTGCTTTCTCCTTGGTTGGAACTACAAATACATAGTACCACACTATTTCGTGCTTGCAACATCATTTAATAAACGTAAATTTTTTGATTGTAGAGTAATAATCCAATTATTGGATAAAAACGTAACCTCTACTAAACCATCGGGAAATATATGAGTTATCATTCCTAAATGTTCCTTGGGATATGAGCCGTCAATAGAACCACCCATATCCCAAGAAACTAATTGTCCAATTTTAGGTTTAAACTTTGATTTCATAATCTTGCCTTAACTTAATTAGAGCAAGATTTTTCATTTTAGCCTCAACATCGACATCAATAAAATTATCTCTCATGGCTGCTAGTTGAATATCTGGCACATAATGAATAAACTTTGAATGCGATCTTCTATCACTAAAAGAACCATTTTGCTTTCCTACCTCTGTATTGGAAAGATGTTGTAATGGCTTTATCTTACCCCATGTTTTTAAGGTTTCATAAAATGCGTCTATGAGAGATAGATCATTACTTCCAAAAGAATGGTGATGAGTATCAAGAACGATAGGAACACCAGTTTTTTCGTGGACTGTGAGTAATTGTTTAACATTAAAGCACCTTTCGTCATTCTCAAAAGTAAGACGGCTTTTCACATTTTCTGGTAACGTATTTGTTACTTCTACAAGTTTTTCTAGATTACCGCGTTTACCACCATGAATATTGATTGCATAATGTGGTGTTTTATCAAATCCCATCATATCAAAAATCCATGCATGATATTCAAGTTCACGAATAGAATTTTGAATAATACGGTCTGCGTTACTGTTAATGATTGTAAATTGGCCGGGATGTGTAGTTACGCGAATGCCGTGCTTGAAAAATAAACCACCCAAATAGGCAAGTTTATTAATAAGAGATTGATCATTTCTAGCTAGATTTCCCGCAAACTCATAAAGAGGAAATAGGGAACTAGAAATACGAAACGACTTGATGTTGTTTTCAATCAGTTTAGGAAAAAACTTAATATGTTCATCTACATTATGATGATAGGTAGATAGAATCTTTTGATCGCTATATTTACCATTGCGGTATTGACCTAACTGTAAAGCTTTTTCCTCAATTATGTTTTCATATACACTTTCACCGTTACGCTTTTTACGTTCTTGAAGCCACTGACAGCAAACAGATAGAGCCATATAATCTCCAAATAAAAAACCGCACCAGTACATACTACACTGGTGCGGCTCTACTTGCAAGAACTAATTTATTAATTTAATTCTTGTTCTGCGGGTTCTTCACCTTCAATATTATAGAAATTCTTTGCATCGCCTTCACGGGTATCAAACTTTACAACCACTTCCCGATCCATAATACCAAGAACGGCATTCTTGAAACCTTCTTCCTTCATTAAATCTTCCCATGAAGATTGCTGGAATTTTTTAGCCTGTCCATCAACTTCCATTTCATACCAAGCACCAGTTTGTTTAATGAAAGGTTTAATTGCCTCAAAGATACTTTCATTATCAAGAACGCCTTTCTACCTGTTAACCAAATACGGAGGCTGTAAGCATATGATAAAGCCTTACCACCGGGAGTAGTATATTTTTCGCTATCAGTTGCGTACTTAATATTCTGAACCTGTAGGTTAGTCTTTAACTGGTTTAAAACCAGAAGTGTGCTTTGACTATTTGCAATTGGTTGAATAAGTTTGGATAAGCCCTTCGCAAGAATACGCGGCTTAACAGCCATAGAAGATTGTGGATCAAAATCGCCTTCTAAATCTGTTTTGCTTGGAGTTAAAGCCATAGAGTCCCAAATAAATAACATACGGTTTTGATTATTCTTTAAGAGATCTTCAATACTTTCCAAAACATATTCTACATTTTCTGCTTGAACATAAAGAATACGAGACATATCACACCCCGCTTTCTTCATGAATTCTGGATCAATTGCACTTTCGCTGTCAAAATAAATTACGTCAATACCCATTTTTTGGGCATTAGCAGCAATTTGTGCAGCCATATAAGATTTACCACTTCCTTCAAGGCCAGCTAATTCGCTAATCTTGCCTACTGGAATTCCAGCTAGCTTTCCACGACAAATAATTGAATCAAGCCAGCGAGAACCAGTTGGGATCCAATCAGTAACTTCAGTTGGATTCTCGTCTTGCAAATCATATGCAACTTCACGACCACTTTTTTTATTTAATAAATCACGTAATTGTCCAATAGATACTTTTCCTGCTGATTCTTTATTTTTAGTCTTAGCCATTGACATGTTATCTCCTATTTCCTAACTTCTATATCTATACCATAATCACGAAGCTTGTTAACTAAATCAATAACAACTTCTGGATTTCTTTTCTGCATACCGACAGAATCCATAAAAACAACAGTACGTAACATTATCTCTATTTCACCTCTTTTTTGTTCTGGAAGATGTGAAACTTTTTCTAATTCATTTTGTATAAGTTCTTCTATGCTGAAATTTTGATCCATGTTATATCCTATAAAAGAAGAAGGGAACAAGTTTTACCCTGTTCCCTTCTTTATACTATACTCTATTCACTTTGTTAATTAGACATTAACTCTTCAAATGCAGAATCTACAGCGCTCTTAGACTTTACTGGTGTTGCAGCAGAATACTTCTTGGTTTCGCTTGAAGAAGCTTCTGCATCGGCATCATTATCTGCGCCAGCAAGATATTCATCAAGAATGGTTGATACTTCTTGTGAAGACTTACGGGTATGGAGCTTTTCAAAATCTGGAAGAGTCTCAAGTAATTCCTTGCACTCTACATCAGTACCTTGACAAAGCTTGCTAGTCTTACGAGCAGGAGTAATCTTTGTGGTTGGGAAAGATTGACCGGGAGCCTTAGCTGAATGAATGGACAAATCAGTTCCAGCTTCTGGATCCGTAATATCGCCGTAATCTGGATTTAGAACAAGATTGATAAGATCTTGGTAGGCATTCTTGCCATAACCCCAAACCTTTAGACCTTCCTTCTCTTCGCCGCGTACAAGCACAGGAGAGAAGAAGCGTTGGCGTGGAAGGAACTTCTTTGCCATCTTGGATGATTCTTCATCCTTTTCCTTGTAGAGCTTGCTAGCAAAATCACAAGCAGCGCATTGATCGCCAAAGTTCTTCTTTGGACAGAGGAAACCGCCCTGTGTGCCTAGTTCATAATGGAACCAATATTCCTTGAATGGATCACCGTCTGGTGTTGGAACAATACGGAGTGAATAATTTTGACCTTCTTTTGGACTCCAGAAAAGAGTCTTGCTGCCAGAACCGCCCTTGTTTTGTAGTGCTTGAAGCTTTGCTTTCATTTTCTTTACGTCGATACCCATGTGTTTATCTCCTTGTTAGTCGGTAAATCTCCCGCTAACTGTTATGAACTGTAACACGGTCTGCGCTACAGTTAAAGTACAAAATTTACTTCTTCTTCTTTTACAGCGCCTTCAACTGTTTTCCAATTGAAGATTCGGAATCCATTTGCATCAAGATCCCAAACTAGTTCCATGCCTTCATCTAAATTATGTTGTTGATTTCCGCCCTTAATCTTATCAGAAACAAACTGGCTTGGCAAATCATTTAATTTTGCAAAATGCATATTTCGCACATCGCCATTTTTCTTTTTATAAGTTGCATGATAACTTTTCATTATTCACCTATAGTTGAACTGCTTTGCTATTATGAACTACAAAACAAAAATCTGCACTGCTATTTGTTCTCCGAATAGTATAACAAGCCTTCATACCGTTTGCAACTTTGTTTTTTAATTTTTCTTTTATTTCTCGCATCAATTTTTTGTTTGAATTAATTGTTTCTTCGGTAAAGAAAAAATGATATTCTTTATGCTCTATCATTTCCATTGTATACATTTGCCTTTCGCTGTCCGTCTTTAAATCATAAAAGGCAAATGTACTTATTCTGGCTGCATCGCTTGGAGGAGAATAATGATCTATTAGCGAATCATCGTTTAATGAATTAATATAAATAATTATATTATGTAATAGTTTTAAATACTCTTCATATATTTCTGTTATAGGAGTATCATCCATTATTAATTCTGTCAATGTTTCATCAACTAAATATAGTCGTTTAAATAAACCAGAACGTGCATATTCTTGAAAAACATTAAAAGCTAATTTATCTTGAAGTGCTCCATTTTTACCAAGAAACATTCTCTCTGGTCGTAGATAAACAACAGAAATATTTTTATATTTTATCTGTTCTAAAACTTTCAAAGAACAACTTAAAACGTCACAATCTCCGCTTGTAATAAATAGTATTTCATTATGAACATCTTTGAAAAAATCACTTAAATCTGGTACATTTTTTTCATAATCTTCTGGTATCTTTTGTCTCTGTAAACCATAACAATTTTCACCTTCAATTTCTTTATCAATCAGTTTAACTTGGAATCCCTCTTTTTCTTCAAAAAGTTCTCCAACGTCACATGCTTTTGGTCCTAGACAAATAACAGTTTTCATTATTCTACCTTTAAATTTAGTTTCTTTAATTCACCATAATTCTTTCCAGCTTTAACATTTACTGGAAACTTACCATATGGTGTATTCTGCAATATCTTAATTATTTCGACTATATCATTTTTCTCATCATTTGTTACGTCCAAAACAAATTCATCGTGAACAAGAAAAGAAACAAAACTTTTCTTACCCTGCAAGAAATCATCTATCTTAATAATTTGACGGTGGAACATATCAATAAAAGTAGATTGATTTAGGTAAGATATAGCGTGATGTTCGTCTGCCTGAATCTTCCTATTAAATGGCGTTTCTACATACCCATCAATCCAATACTTATTAAGTAATGCCTGCTTATCATATAAGGCAGATAACTCCTTATCATATTGCACGGAAAGAGGAGAATGTGAGTTGTACAACCAAGCTGTTGCTGTTTCTTTCGCTTTAGAGCGGTCTAGCTGCCCTTTAAAAACGTTTTCGGCACTCCAACCGTGCAAGTCCCCTTCTGGTTGCACTTTACCGTTTAAAGCCAAAGCTGTGCGTAGTTCGGCGGCATTCATATCAAAAACAACAAACCAATCATTTTGTGGCCTTAAGATACTACGATATTGTTTTGGGAAAGTCAATATAGGAAAGCTATTTTTGTTAACCGTCAAACGTCCTGTGATGGACGAAAAC